AAAGTTTTCTCTTAAAGCCTTTTTGGCCATTGCGTAAGGTTTTTGATTAAATTCTGTAAGTTTCATAGTAATTCCCAAAGATGTATAGTATTTATCAAGATTTCAATTATTTATAGGAACTAGTGCCGAGCCAATTCATTTGAAATCTTCTTGCTTTTTGACTGAAATCTGTCATTTCTGTCGTTAGTCTATCCTGTTTTAATTTATTTTCAACCAATTTATTTGAGTATATAAATTTTTTGTCTTTATCTTTAACATTTTTCAGATATCGTTCAATTAGTGCAGAAGACATGGATAATCCAGTTATTTGACTATCTAAGAATTTTACCCTTTGTGACTCTGCGATTAAATTTTTGTTGTCCAAAGTGCACCAAGTCAATGCATTTTTTAATGTTAAAAATCTGTGTTCAGCATCATTGTACAATTTAATGACCTTAAATCCAACGTTTGTTTTAGTAATTAAGTATTTTTCAAAAACCCTGTAACCGTTGTTTTCCTGTATAATCACGAACTTTTTAATGTTGTTGACAGTGTTTGGGTCTATAATTTTTTGTATAGCCCTAAGCAATTCCATGTCAGTCATCGGATAATACCTCAAAGTAAATGTTTCGTAGTTCAGGGCTAGTGTCTAAAAAGTTTGACATTTGTCTAAAATTTTTGTCATTTTTAATCATCGGAACTAAATCACAATCAGTATATAATGATCCTAAATCGTCCCGCCCATCAGAAAATACGCTCTTATAATTAACAGAAAAATCAAAAGACCAGTAAAAATTAGGTTCCTCTGTTGAATACAAAAATCCAAAATTTTCAAACTTTTCAAGGTCGCACTCTAATTTAATTGGATCCGTAATGTTTTCTGGTTGCGCCCTTAAAGATATTACTTGTATCACAGTATCAAAATTACACTGAGTATTTCTTTTATTTTGCCATTCTAGTGCTTCTATTGAAGTCGCATTTAGTAAGCTTTTTTTACTTGTGACATTTGTTTTAGTAATATCAAACAAAGTAAAACATCTAATTTTTGTCATATTCTTATTTATAGAGGTAAAAAAACCCGAGAATTTCTCGGGTTTTCCTAATTAAATTAACTATTAAGGACTTGTAAATGTTGCGCTTGATGCTACTGAAACGTTAGCACTTGACCAAGCGTTTGTTAATTCATTGTCTAATGTAACTGTAGTCCATGCACCAGTTGGATAGATAGCGATTGCTAATGTATCGTCTGTAGTATTTGTGTACTCATAGATATGAATTGTAGCTAATTGCTGTACTGTTTGAAAAACAGTTGCAATGTTGTCTAAAACTTGTGTTCCGTTACCTGTAATAGTAAAGAAGTCAAGCTTTGGACCTTGTGGCTGTACTGTTACTGCTGATGTGATTGCATTTAACGCACCTACAGAATAGTTAGCTGAGTCATAGTTCATTAACGGTTGAAAGTCACCGTGTACTTTTGTAAATTGTGCCATAATATCGATTCCTTATAAAATGTGAGCGCAAAGGCTCTACTTTTATTTAGTCCTAATTTAAAAAAATGGGCTGTATGTAGTTATTTTGGTGAGAGTTTTTGAAGATAAGCAAGCAATTCTTTCTTTTCTTCTTGGTCCAATTGCTGAAATTTAGCGATAATATTGTTCACTTCGTCGCTTATTGGCTCAGGCTCAGCAGCAGGAGGTTGAGTTTTAGCTTTTTGTTCAGCGGCTAAATCATATAAAAGGTCGCCTAACTTTCTAAGTGCAGGTACACCTGCATTTTGTTGGTAGGTCAATTCTACATTTTTTGCAAGATCAGTTATTGGTTTCATACTGCTAGAAATATCTACTCCTTGCATGTACTGCTGTACAACTTTAACAATATAATCTGCCATTGTTAATTTTTTAACTTGAGGAGGTTGTGGGGCAGGGGCAGGCGCCTCAGACAATATTTCAGCTAGCATCCTGTCAAAATATGTTGATTCAGTTTGTACTACCCCTGGCGCTGGAGTTTGCGCTGCAACACGCTCAGCTTCCCTGGCTGCTGGATTTGCCCCAAACTGAAAATTTTTATTTTTAGCTTGCATCTGTGCTTGAATATATTCAGCGTCACGCTGTAATTCATTTTGTCGCTGCACTACTTCTGGCCAAAGCCCTTGTAAAACTCCTATCATTTTACGTACAAAAATATTGCGAAAATTTGTTTTAGCTAGCACATTTTGTGAGTATCTTCTGCTGCTTTGACTTCCCATATTTGACGTAGGAGGCTGGACTTCGCCCTTAACAAGGTCCAATACTGCTTCATTAACTGTGATATCGACTTCCTGAAGTTTCATTTTCTTATGCTTTTTGTGAACCGGTCAGAGTCTTTATTTTTGATTGCACTTAATAGCTTTTTCTCTAAAATAGCTGCTTTGTCGGAATCATAATGTTTGTTGATAAGTTCAACAAGATTGATTGCACTTGTAATAATATTATGGGCACGGCTCTCAATAATGTGTTTAGTATCACGGTTATTGCCCAGTGCTTCTAATTCTTCTAATAAACTACGGGTTTTGCGTTCCATAATAATAAGTTCCTAAATATATTTATCACTTTTTCAGACTGTTAAGCATAGCTTTTAATTTAGCACTTTGTATATCTGCGTTTATTTTAGGAACATTTTGCACTGAATCCTGTAATTCACTATTGTGTGTAGGGGAGACATTGCTTGAGGGCTTTAGCCTAGAAATGATGTCATTAGGACTTGGTTGTGGATTATTATACTTAGTGCTTGCTGATTGCCCGTCGTCACCTGAATCTGTAATTCGTAACGTTTCAACGTTAAAATCCAAATCAATCTTAGTCCCTACTCCAGAACTGCTGCGAGTTTTCATAAGTTGGATTTGATATTGTCCACGTTCACGCATACTACGACTAGTAAAGATCCCAAACACATTATCTGCTGTATTAATCTTTGAAATACCACCTGAGATATGACTATGATCAAATTCAATTTCTTCAACAGCACTGCGATTTAATTGACTAGCTGTAACTAGCAGCACGTTCAATTCTTTAGACAAGTTACGCAATTCTTCCGACACATACTTGTCTTTAATAAACAAGTCTGAGGGGCTGACCTTTGCGCTGACGGGCATAAGGAGATCAAGATAATCAATACAAAGAAAATCTACCTTTGCACCAGTCTTAATCTCATATTCTTTACAATATGCACGTAAGTCATTTACTGTACTCTGTGCCGGCAAATACTTGATTTGTAATTTACCAGCTTTCTTTGCCAACATTCTGACTTTCATTTCAATGTCATCAATGCTTTTGAAAATATCACGGCTGCTAGTTTCTGTCATCATGCTATCTATACGCATAGAACATAATCCTTCACTAAGTTCTAACGATACATAGATACCAGTTAATCCTGCTTGACTCCAGTTGACTGCAAGATTCTGCATAAACAAACTCTTACCTGATCCTGAGCCACCTGCAAAAATTTGTAATTCACCTCTGTTAAAACCACCATATAGTTTACTGTCAACCGTAGGCCAACCTGTGCTGATTTGTCCATTATTACTTTTTAGTGCCATCAATCTAGCACGTGGATCAGCAAAGTAATCAGTACCCATATCCTTTGTTATACTGATTTGAACTGCATCTTTGACTAGTTTTTCAACAGGATCGTAATTACCTTTTTCTAATAAATCTGCTGCTTTTAAAATAGCTCTTTCTAATTCTTGTCTACGTGTAAATTTTTCAAATTCATCTAAAAACCATTCAAAATGACCTTGTGATAATTCTGGTATAGGTTCAATTTCTATCCCACATGTGGCTAATACCTGTTCCGCTTCTGGAAGTACATTATATTTTTCTGAATGCGATTGAAAAAATTTTGCAACTGGTCTCAATGATTTATCGAAATTCTCAGCATTCATTATGTTTGAAACTCTAGTGTATAATTCTCCATTCGTAATCATCATACGCAAGAAAAGTTTCTGTACATCTATGTTATAATCAGTTACCAATTCGTTTCCTCATCATTTCTATTTTTATTTTACTTGTCGTTGCACTCTGTATAATACTTAATAACGTAGGTAGCTTTCCATATTTTATTACAGCATCATTTACATCTTTTACGTCTGTATCCCAATTTGGTAGACTAACTTTGAATCCCACTTCTAACGCTCTTTCACATGTATCTAATCCTGTTTTATCTCTGTCAGGCACAAAAATAACTTCTTTGTTAAGTTGTTTTATCAATCTTACCTGATCATCATTAATTGTATTATGTGTCAAAGCCAATCCATCAATACATAATGCATCGAAAATACCTTCCATCAGTAATGCAATTTGCCAATCTTTCTTTTGATTATCATAACCAAATACATAGCCTGGTTGTTGATCATTTATGTATTTAGGTATTCTATCGTCTAAAAAGCGGCTTGTGTGTCCTACAATTTCACCATTGTAATAATAAGGTATAATTATTCTGTTTGCGTTTCTTCCCTCATCATTGGGAGCTACAAAAAACTGGTGTTCAAAATAATTTATTTTTCTAGTAGTCAAATAATCAATGTATTGTTTATGTAGTGGGTTTACCTCATCCAACGCTTCTGATTCTGGTAATTTCTTAGGCTTAAAAACAAGGTCTTTTTCTTTTTTAAATTTTTTTGTAAAATCTAGTAAATCTTTGTTTTGTAAACTTTCTATATTCCATCGTTGAATTTGTGTTTCGTCGATACCGCACCATTTAAGTAGATCACGGGTGCGCTTACTTATACTGCGTCCTAGTTCATAATGACAGCTAAACGAACAATTAAAGCAGTTGTATGTCCAATTACTTCCGTCAAATTTTATACCACCCCTATGTCTTTTATCAGGTTTATGTCC